TCAGAAACGAACCGTAAAGACCGTACCCTTGCCCACTTCCGAATGGACGAGCAGGCGAGCCCGGTGGCGCGTGAGGATATGCTTGACGATCGCAAGACCCAATCCGGTGCCTTTCTTCGACCGGCTCGCCTCGACGTTGACCCGGTAAAAGCGCTCGGTAATGCGCGGGACGTGCTCGGCCGGGATTCCCGCGCCGTGGTCGGTGACCGTCACCTCCGCCTGGTTTCCTTCTCCACCGGTCAGCCGGACCTCCACCTTCTTGCCTTCCTGCCCGTATTTGCAGGCATTCTCGATCAGGTTTTCGAAAACCTCCACCAGTTCGTCACGGTCCCCCTGGACGAAAACAGGCGTATTCGGGACCTCCAGCGCGATCGTCACATCCAGTTCTCCGGCAAGCGGCGCCAGACTGTCGCGCACATGTCCGAGCAGCGGCCCCAGATCGACGGTGTCGTCGGGGGCGATGTGCGACTTCAACTCGAGCCTCGACAGTGACAGGAGGTCGTCCACGAGCCGACTCATGCGGGTGACCTGTTCGTGCATGATGCCGAAGAATTTCTCCTGTGCCTTCCGGTCTTCGCGGGCCGGCCCCTGCAGCGTCTCGATGAAGCCGCGCAGCGAAGCAAGCGGCGTGCGCAGCTCATGGCTGGCATTGGCGACGAAGTCGGAACGCATCCGATCGATGCGGCGGGCCTGCGAGATATCGCGATAGGTCAGCACGAAGATGCGCCGGCCGGAAACGTCGGAGCCGATGTCCACCGGCGCGACGCGAACGACATAGACCGCCTCCGAAGGCAGTCTTTCTGCATGTTCGATCTGGTTGACCTTGCCCGTCGCAATCGTCTCGCGAACCATGTCAAGGATGCCGGGCGAGCGGACGCGAGCGGAAAGATAGCTGTTCTGGGGAATGGTCCCGAATGCCTTCTCGGCGGCCGCGTTCTGGAAGACGACGGTTTCGTCGGCTGCCACGACCAGCACCGGCATGTCGAGTGCATCGAGCAAGGGAGCAAGCGGATCGAACTTGGTTTCGACGTCGACGCCGACATCTGCCGGCGCCGCCCTGACCGGTGGCGCGCCTCGGCTGAGAATGACCGCGGCGAGCATGACCCAGAAAGGCAGGACGGACATCGGATGGATCCCGGCAACTGCGGCGAGAACGGCAATCAGCACGGACAGGCAGAGAAGCCAGCGCTCCGCCGCCAGCCTTGGCGCCACAATACGCCACAACAGTTTGGCACGGTCGAACACCATACCCTCTTCCCTCAATTCGCGGCCTCCTGCATCTGAATGGCTTTACTGACCATGTCCATGGCCATAATTCGTGTCGGAGCGCGATGAGGAAATCGGCCCCACCTGCCTCCTACGCCTTAGCCCATAAGAGCGCAGAGATAACGTTGCTTCATGACATGATTTTCACGACGTGCTTGAATCCGCAATGCAATTATGGCCTGCTCCGGAGAAATCGAACGAGCGGGAGGAAAGCAGATGGCAATCGACGAAGCGACGGCCGCAGCGAAGCTGGGAAGCCGGGCGGTCGAACTGCAAATCCATGGGAAAAGCCGTATCTTCGACATCGATGATCCGGACTTGCCGAAGTGGATCGACGACGAGGCGTTCGGCTCGGACGATTATCCCTACAAGAAGAAACTCGATTCCGATGAATATCAGGAAACGCTAACGCGACTGCAGATTGAGCTCGTCAAGGTCCAGTTCTGGATGCAGGCGACCGGCAAGCGCGTGATGGCGGTGTTCGAGGGACGCGACGCCGCCGGCAAGGGCGGCGCGATCCATGCGACGATGGCCTATATGAACCCGCGCTCGGCGCGCGTCGTCGCACTGACGAAGCCCACGGAGACCGAACGTGGCCAGTGGTATTTCCAGCGCTATGTCGCAACCTTCCCGACCGCCGGCGAATTCGTCCTCTTCGACCGCTCCTGGTACAACCGCGCCGGCGTCGAACCGGTCATGGGCTTCTGCACGCCGAACCAGTACGAGCAATTCCTCAGGGAGACGCCCCGCTTCGAGGAGTTGATCGCGCACGAAGGCATCCACCTCTTCAAGTTCTGGATCAATATCGGCCGGGAAATGCAGCTGAAGCGCTTCCATGACCGGCGCCACGATCCCTTGAAGATCTGGAAGCTCTCGCCGATGGACATCGCAGCCCTCAACAAGTGGGACGATTATACCGCAAAGCGAGACCGCATGCTGAAGGAGACGCACACGGAGCACGGGCCATGGACGGTCATCCGTGGCAATGACAAGCGCCGTGCGCGGCTCAACGTGATCCGCCACATGCTTTCGCAGCTGGACTATGACGGCAAAGACGAGACGGCGATCGGCGCTGTCGACGAGAAGATCCTAGGCACGGGGCCCGGTTTTCTCAGCTAATAGTCGAAGCGGGCTATACGCATCCCGCATCTCAACGCACTGGACTATCATCCAACCTAACGGTCAGCCGCCCGGCTGCACGCGGATCGCGAAGAGATCGAGGCTGTTGCCGCCGCCGCCGACGTCGCTGTTGATCACCAGTTTTCCAGGGCCGCTCGGTGCGGCACCGCGATCGAAATTGATCTTGAACAACATATCGATCCGCTCGTCGTGTACGGTGAAACGATGACGGCCGCAGCCGCCGAGCGCCCCTAAATCGCATTCGACGGAGAATTCGGTCGCTTTGCCCGGGGCAGCCTGCACCGTCAGGGCGAATGTCGACGATTTGCCCGAAAGCTGGGCAAGAACATCGGCGGGTATCTCGATTTCCACGTCGCCATCCTTCGATGCCGCTTGCGAGATCAAACGCAGGCGCTCGCCGGCGTCGCCGTCGAAGGGTTCCGCACTCGCCCGCGGGCCCGGCTTGACCGCTGCAGCCTCACCGGGAGCAAAGACCTCTACCCAATCACCGGAAAAGCCTTCCTGGGCACCCAGGGTCTGCAAGCCGGCCGCGCCGTCGAAATCCTCTGCATCCACCGTCGCGGGCGGATTGGCAACGCCGGTGTCCGTCGGCGACCGCAGCAGATCGTTCGTCTGGATCCACCAGACGGCGACCCCGGCCGCTGCAGCAAGCGTCGCGACGATCATCGCATAGGAGAAGAAACGGCTGCGCCTGCGCCTGTGCTTGCGCGGCCGCCGGTCGGCAGGGCCTGGATCGGGTGCGGGCGGGACGGTGCTTCCGGTGGCTTC